TCACAAGTTCTGCAACATTAGGTAAATCAACAACTAACTATACAACACCTAACGAAGTGTCATCACCAAACTATTCAGCTGGTGGTAAAGCTTTAGTAAACCAAGGTGTAAAAGTTTCATCTTCAGTAGCGATTACTGATTTTGCTGATTTATCTTTTGAAAACGTGACTCTTACTGCAAGAGGAGCATTAATCTATAATACAACAACTGACGGTGGTTCTAACACTACTGATGCTGTTGCTGTGCTAGATTTCGGTGGAGACAAAACTGCGACTGCAGGAACATTTACAATTCAGTTCCCTGCTTTCACAACATCTGCTGCAATCTTAAGATTAGCATAAGGATAAAAATGAATGTCAAATGCGTGGGGTGCACTAAGTTGGGGACAAGGTCAATGGGCAGCACAAGGTGATGTCGATGTATCTGTATCTGGCATAAGTGCAACCTACAGCATTGGCAGTGTCACTGCTACAGCTATTATTGAAATAGGTTGGGGTGGTGACTCGTGGGGAGAAAATGAATGGGGTGATCTTTCAGGATCAACACCAAACATTACAGGAATTCAAGCATCTTTTTCTGTTGGTGCAATAGCATCCGTAACTGGTGATGCACTCGTTGAACCTTCAGGAATTTTAATATCATCAAGTTTAGGAAACGAAACAGCAGGAATCTCATTTACTTTTTCTGCAACTGGTCAATTATCTTCAATGGGTGTGGGAAGCACAACCGTTGGTATAGGTGCTATTATAACAGGAATTGCTGCTACTTCTAGCATCGGCACGGCCACTGTAGATGAATCAACACTTACTGGAGAAGGTTGGGGTAGAGGTGAATGGGGAGAGTTTGCTTGGGGTGATAATTTCTCTGTTTTAGTTTCAGGACAATCTTTAACTTCATCCATAGGAAACGAAACAGCATTTACAGATGTTAATGTTACAGTAACAAGTGCTGGACAACTAACAAGCACTTTTGCAAGCCCATCCTTTTCAATCACGGTTGACCAAGATATTTTTGTTTTAGCGTCTGAAGATCAACTAGACACCTCAATAGGATCTGTAAGTAACACTGCTGACGCTAATGTTTCTGTGTCTGGAATAAGTTTTACTTCAACTATTGGAAATGCTGCATCTGGATTATTCTTAGATGTTCCTGTGACTGGTAGCCAAGCAGATTTCACACAAGGAAATATTACTTTAATTCAAAGCACTAATGAATCAGTAAGTGGAATTTCTACAACAATGACACTTGGCCAACACGCTGAAATACCTGCTCAAATTGTTGGTGTTTCAGGTATATCAATGACATCATCTTTGGGTGAAGAAGGTGCTATTGGTGGGGCTAACGTAACACCTACAGGCATATCATTGACTTCGAGTGTTGGTAGCGTTAATATTACTGCGTGGTCTGAAATAGACTTAGGAGTATCTAATACGTGGACAGTAGTTGATTTGGCTGCGTGATTCATGTAAAATAAAAATTATTAAGGAGAATTTTTTATGGCATCAAGTTATTCAAGTGACCTAAAACTAGAGCTAATGGTAACCGGTGAAAACGCTGGTACATGGGGTGATAAAACAAATACAAACTTAAATTTAGTACAACAAGCAATTGCTGGTTTTGAACAAATAACACTTTCTTCAGGAGGAACTGTTGCACTTGTTATGTCAGATGGTGCTTTATCAAATGCAAGAAATTTAGTTATTAAATTTGCATCTGCAACAATTGCTGCAAGTACAGTTTGTACTATTCCAGATTCAATAGAAAAATTTTATATCTTTGATTGTTCAGGATTAACTAATCCTTCAAATCTTACGATTAAAACTGCTTCTGGAACAGGATTCTCTCCTGATGCTGCAAAAATTTATGCAGCTTATTCTGATGGAACAAATTTAAATGAAGTATCACTAGATACTTTAGGTGGAACGATTGGAACTGCACAAGTAGCAGATGATGCAATCACTAATGCCAAAATTGCTGACGATGCAATTCGAGCTGCACAAATTTCTGATAACGCAGTTGTAACTGCTGCAATAAATAATGATGCTGTAACTGCTGATAAACTTGCAGACACAACTGTTTCCGCAGGGTCTTACACACTTGCTTCAATTACAGTAGATGCTCAAGGTAGATTAACTGCAGCATCTAGCGGATCAGCAGGAGGTGCTGATGGTATGCAATATATCCATTGGCAATCTGGACCAGCGTCATCTACATACAGTCCACCTTCTGATGTTTCAAAATTTACAGCTTTCGCTTGGGGCGGAGGCGGTGGCGGAGGCGGCTACGGTAACTCTTGGGGAAGACCTGGAGGACCTGGCGGTCAAGGTGGCTTTGGTTATTATCAAGGTAACGTAACAGGTGGACAAAACTATGCAGTAGCTATTGGAGGACCTGGAAATGGCGGAGGAGCTGGAGGTTCAGGATCTTCTGGAGGAAATGGCGGAAGCACAAGTGTAGGAAGTTTATTTACAGTCAATGGTGGTAACGGAGGTAACGGAGGTTTTGGTTCTGGTAACCCACAAAACGGAAATCCTGGAAACCCTGGAAGTGCTCCTGGAGCAACTCATGCTCAAACAAGAGCAATTGGGTATGTAAATGAAAAAGCAACTGCCGGAAGTGCGGGTAGTAGTAATGGACAACCTGGACAAAGTGGTGGAGCTGGAGCATTAATATTTTTAGATAACGGACTATAATTATGGCATATTTTATTTTTAATAACGAAGGATATTTATACAAAATAGCTGCAGATGATACTGCAAAAACTAATTTAGGTTTGGATGAATCTAAATGGGATGTAAGGTCAGTATCAACTGAGGACTTTAACAAAATTAGAAACAATGAAGTAGATAAAGCAGTTGTAGAAAACGATGCAATTGTTTTTGTAGATCATAAGGAAAGAGAGGGTTTTGATCCAAATATTCAAGATCAAAATGAAATGGATGGTTTAATATCAATTCATAAACACGCTTGCATCAGTTTTTTAGATGCTGCTGAATCAAGTGCTCCTAACTATTCTGATTATCAAAACTATAAAAATTACCTTGATAGTTTTGATTCTAGTAGTTTGACTTATCCGTTGAGTGTAAAAACATGGGAACAATACTGTATTGACAACTCTATAACTTTTTATCATCCTTTACAAATTCCTTAATTTATATTATCAATCATCTGAATGTTTGGTAAAATTATTGAGTTTTCTGCAAAGAAAGAATATCTTGAACAAAAAAATCTTTATCCTCAACCTTGTAAATTAAACATACCTGAGTGGTATAAAAAATTAGAACATACCGCTTATAACAAAACTATCAAAGGATGTATTCCTTTTTTAGATACTTTAACAACTGGGTATATTCTTAAAATACCAACCGACTTGGTGTTAAAACATAATGCAATTGTAGAAAACCAAAGGACTACATTAATGGTATCTGCACTTACACAAGATTTTTCTTCAAATTTAAATGATAGAGATAACGCTCAAATTCATCCAGTAAGCCAATTAGGAAATGAGTGTCCCTATAATAATAAAAACAAAGGTTTAGCTTTTCAAAAAATATTAAATCCTTGGATAATAAAAACCCCTCCAGGTTATTCATGTTTGTTTCTACCACCATTAAATAATGCAGATGATAGATTTTCAATAATTTCTGGCATAGTAGATACAGATACTTTTCCTCTTTACATAAATTTTCCAATAATAGTAAATGGAGATAAATATCCTGTATTAAATACAGTGTTAAAAAAGGGAACACCGTATGTACAAATAATACCTTTTAAAAGAGATTCATGGAAAATAAAAATAAAAGAAATTGAAGAAAACAGTTTAAATAGTAAACATTATTATTATAACTTAGATTTTGTGTATAATTATAAAAGTAAATTTTGGAATAAAAAAAGTTTTAAATAATGAGTGATAGTATATTTGATTATGTAAGTATTTATGAAAACGTTTTAGACGATAAAACGTTAAGCACTTTTATAAAAATTTGTGAAACAGCTAAAAGTTTTGAAGATGCTCCAGTAGTTTATGCGGATTCTATACAAAGAGTTGCAAAATCTGTTAGACAAACAAAGTCTTGGCCTTTAGAAAATAACCTTAAAATGAAAAGTTTTACAACAATTCATTGGTGCAATTATTTATTGCATGTTTTTTCTCAAAATATAAAAAAATATTTTAGTAAATTTGAAGGAAATATAAGTGTTAACTTAAAAGAAATACAAGTTTTAAAATATAATGAAGGTGGTCATTACGAGTTTCACGTAGATCACGGTACTCATACCCCTAGAACATTGAGTTTAATTTTTTTAGTTAATGATGGGTATGAAGGAGGAGACTTGATTTTTGCAAATCCAGAAAGAAACAAACAAATAAAAGTACCACCAAAGAAAAATACTTTATTAATTTGGCCAAGTAATTTTTTATATCCTCATACTGTTACTCCTGTAACAAAAGGTGTAAGATACTCTGTAGTAGCGTGGGCACTATGATTGAAAAATTTATACATGTAAAAAATTTTATTAGTAAAGATGAAGTAGATCTTTTAAAAATCTGGTCAGAAATTATGCACAGAAAAAATACAAATAGTTTTGATGACGGAGATATAACTACCAACAGAGATACCTATTTTTACGGAACTCCTATTACTGATTCTTTATTAGTAAAAAGTAATTCTTTAGTTAATGAAAAAACAAGTTTAAATTTGATACCTACTTACTCATACGGAAGAATATATACGAAATTCGCTACATTGAAAAAACATACCGACAGACCATCTTGTGAGATATCTGTAACAATACAAATAGGAAGTGATGGAACACCTTGGCCAATATATATGGGCGGAGAGAAAGTATTATTAGAAGATGGTGATGGTGTTATTTATAAAGGTAGAGAGGTATCTCATTGGAGAGATGAATTTGAAGGTGATTGGCATTCACAAATTTTTCTTCATTACGTGCAAAAAGATGGTAAATATAAAGATCACTTTATGGATAAGAGAGAACTTTTTGGACTTGGGAATGCAATTTAAACAATATAAAGATGGTTCATGCGATATAAAATTTTCTTGGAAAGAAATTTGGATTATAATTAAAAAAAGAAAATTACATTTGACAGCGGAAGGCTTAAGACATTTTGGTAACATGCTTATGAAAATTGTTATGGAGTGGAATCTAGAGTTTGATAATAAAGTTTCCAAACTAGAAACACGAAATACAACTCAAATTAGAGGTACTATAAAAGGTGATACAAGTAGTAAATAATTTTTTATACAATCCAGATTTTGTTAAGATTGAGGATACTATAGCATCAGATAATTTTTTGTGGCAAATAAATAATAGAGATCCATTTATACTTACACACTGTTTGATATCTAGGAAGGGACAGCAAAGAAGTTTTTTTGCAGATTTAATCTTAAATAAACTTTTAGATAAATTACAGACTAAAATTGTTTTAGAATCAAATATTACTTTATATGGTAAGCACGACAGTTACGAAGAATATTATAAAAAATCTGAATTTTTAGAAAATAAAAATTATAAAACTTGCTTGTTACATATGAATTCCAATGATGGTTTTACCAAAATTATAGGAATGGATAAAATAGATTGTGTAGAAAATAGGGCTATAATTACAGATACAACGACTAATTTCTTACAAAGTAACCCTAAAAAAAATACTTTTAAAACTGTCCTAGCAGTTCACTACGAGTGATAATTCTGTTATAATTGGTTATGCCCTTAACAAAAGTAAATATAGCCCCAGGATTTAATAAACAAGTTACTCAGACAGGAGCCGAAGGTAAATGGACTGATGGTGATTTTGTAAGATTTAGATATGGTCTGCCAGAGAAAATAGGTGGTTGGGAACAAATTTTGGAGAGCACTTTAGTAGGAGCAGCAAGAGAACAATTTGTATGGGCTGATTTAGATGGTAGAAAGTATGCTGCAATAGGTACAAATAAAGTATTAGTAGTTTATTATGAAGGTGCTTTTTTTGATATTACACCTTTAGGCACAGCACTTACAGGATGTACATTTGATACTGTTAACACATCAGCCACCGTCACTGTAAACAAAGCAGCTCATGGTCTTGAACCTGGTGATATATTTCTTTTTTCATCTGTGACTCCACCAACAGGAGCTGGATACACAGCAGCTAACTTTACAACAAAACCTTTTCAAGTTGTTACTGTTCCTGGAAGTGATGAGTTTACAATCACTATGGCAAGCGCAGCAGGAACAACGGTCAACGGATCAGGGTCAGCTACTGTAACACCTTATATAAAACCTGGAGCTTTAGGTTCAACATTTGGGTTTGGATGGGGAACAGGATTATGGGGTGGTGGTCAACAAGTATTTAGCACTTTAAATGGAGCTCTATTAGATGACACTGCAGGAACGGGTGGATCGGGAACTTCAATCTCTCTTGCATCAACGACAGGATTTCCATCTACAGGAACAATAAAGGTTGGTGCAGAATTTATTTCTTACACTGGAATATCAAGTAACGATCTTACAGGAATTACAAGAGCTGCAGCAGGAACTAGATCGGCACACTCAAGTGGTGCGGGTGTTGAAGTATTTACAGGATGGGGTATTGAATCATTATCTCAAACTTTAACTGTTGATCCTGCATCTTGGTCTTTAGATAATTTTGGAGAAAAGCTTATTGCAACTATAAAAAATGGACAGTCTTTTGAATGGAATCCAATTAACTCAAACTCTAATGCTTTAAATACAAGAGCCACAGTTATTTCTAATGCACCAACTGCATCTGTCATGTCTTTAGTATCAGATAGAGATAGACATTTAATTATGATGGGAACTGAAACAACTATAGGCTCACCATCCACACAAGATAAATTGTTTATTAGATTTTCTGATCAAGAAAATATCAGTGATTACACACCTACCTCAGTCAATACCGCTGGAACGTTTAGGTTAGATTCTGGGACTAAAATTGTTGGAGCTGTAAAAGGTAAAGACTACACATTTATATTAACTGATAACGCTGCATACGTTATGCAGTTTGTTGGTCCTCCATTTACTTTTTCTATAAGACAAGTAGGTTCTAATTGTGGATGTATTGGTCAACATGCTATGAAATATGTTAATGGTATTGTTTATTGGATGGGTGAGTCTGGTGGTTTTTTTGCATTTGATGGTACTGTAAAATCACTACCTTGTGCAGTTGAAGATTTTGTCTTTACAACAAAAAATGGAAGTAATTTAGGAGTGAATTATTCTGCTGGAGAGTCAGTTTATGTTGGTCTAAATCATTTATATGAGGAAATTTGTTGGTACTATCCACAAGCAACGTCTAGTTTTAATGATAGATATGTATGTTATAATTATCAAGATGGCACTTGGGTAACTGGATCACTATCAAGAACTACTTGGGTTGATGCTAATCTTTATGAAAATCCTTATGCCACAGAATTTAATTCGACAGGAACTGGTTCTTTTCCTGATGTGCAAGGAATTACAAACTTAAATGGATCTACTAAATATTTTGAGCATGAAAAAGGTGTTAATGAAGTAGACACATCTGGTAACAAAACTGCTATTCCAGCGTTTATTGAATCTGGAGATTTTAGTTTGAATCCTGATGGAACAAGTGCAGAATTTTTTATGAGTATGAGAAGATTTGTGCCTGATTTTAAAACCATACAAGGTAATGCACAGGTAACTATTTTACTTAGAGATTTTCCTAGTGATACAGAAGCATCCTCTCCCTTGGGACCATTCACGGTCACCGGATCAACACAGAAGGTAGATACAAGAGCTAGGGCTAGATTTGCTAGTTTAAAAATTGCTAATACTAGTACAGACGAAAATTGGCGATTTGGAACTTTTAGAGCAGACGTTCAATTAGATGGAATGAGGGGATAATGGAACCAGATTTATTTGTACCGGGCGATGAACAATATCAAGTTAATGAACCATTAGGTATTGCTCCACTTGTTGAAGGTCAAGGTTTTCCTCTTCCTGATTTAAAAAAGGTTGCAGGTAATATTATAAAAAATAGAGCTATAGATTATGCAGCTGGTAAATTAGGTTTGAATGCAGCACAAGCATCAGGACTAATGTCTATTCTAGGAGTAGGTGCAAATGTGTTTGCACCCTTAGCAGCAGTGTCAGCTTTGACAGGAAGATCTTTAGGTATTTCAGATTATTTAGCAAATAAACGTGCACAAAAAGAATATAATAGATCAGAGAACATGCTCGAGTCTAAAGTTCTTTCTAATCAATTAGCAAATAAAAGTAGTGCTAGAGATGATGCGATGGGTGGTGGAAATATCCCTACAAAAACTGCTGCACCTAAATCAATAGGAGTCACAAATCCATACAGTGGTGGTATTGGTGGATTACATTCAGGATATTAAATGGCTAGAGTAGATATAGTAATACCAGAACCAACTCCTAAATATACTGAGGAAAACCAAAGACAAGTAACTCAGTCTTTAAGAACGATGCAAGATAAGTTAAATACATCTTATCAACAAGAACTTAAAAATGAACAGGATGCTTTTAATTACTTTTTATCATGACAATTAGATATAAAAATCAAGGTTTCAAACAAGCAAGCACAGGAAAGACTACAGTGTTTACATGCCCTAGTGATGCAACATGTATAATAAAAAGTGTTTATTGTTCTAACAGCGATGCCTCATCAGCTATTTTAGTTAATATGAATTTAGTTGATTCATCCGATTCAAGTGCAGAGTACGAATTTTTTAGAGATGACGTAGCAGCAAAATCACAAGTAAATGCTACACCTCAAGGATTAAATCTAGAGGCAGGAGATGCAATAACAGTACAGGCAGCTACAGGAAGTAATACAATTCAAGGTGCAATAAGTTATGCACAAATAGATAGATCACAGGAGAATGGCTAAACAAAAATTCACACATTTTGTTCCTAGACCTAAACCTCGTAAAAGACCGAGAAGACATACAAAAAATGTTAATAAGAAAAAGAAGTTGCAACATAATAAAAAATATAATAGACAAGGGCGTAAACAATGAGTGATATACCAAAAATACCTGCAGAGGCTAAAGAAATCATCAAACATAAAAGAACAGGAAAAGTTTATGACACTAAAGCTGATTTTGATGCTGATGTTGCTGATCCCAATACTGATACTACTCAAGATGATTTTCGACAAGACCTAGAAATTACTGTAACAAGAGCTGGTATTATGGGTGCAAAAACAAAAAAATGAATTTAATACAGGAAGATAATTTTTTTCCTGAATTAGATTATCTCTTACCTCAAATCAAACATACAAAACTTTATACACAAGAAGAAACAAGAAAAATTTTAAAAACAGATAATGTAAATTGGCCAGGAAAAAGAAGCCTTCCTTTAAATGAAGTAAATCCTATTTTACATGAATTTATAAAATGTTTAATTAATGAAAAAAATTTATTAGAAAGAGGAAATTGGAGAATAGCTTCTTTTTTACACTTGAGGCTAGAAGGTGATAATGAAAAAGATTGGATACATACTGATGAAGATGATCTTGCTGCACTTATATACTTGTCTAATACTAATTTAAATTCAGGAACAAATCTCTATGATAAGAATGATAACTTGATAAACGATGTTAAATTTGTTAAGAACAGGTTCGTTATGTACACAGGATGTACAAGGCATATGGGTTATGGACATCACGGTAATTCAATAGAAAATGGAAGACTAACAATAAATTTATTTTTGAATAGAGCTTAATATGAAACCAAGAGGTGCAACTGAAATTCAACATGAGTTGCTTGAAAAATATGTATCTAAAGATTTATTAAACAAGTTTCAAATATGCACATCTATTCCAGGAAAAGTGCCACTGGACCCTAATAAAATAAATATACTTTGGCAAAAAAATTCTTGGGATCAACCAAATCTACAAAGTTTTTTTAGAAACAAAGAGAGGCATCATGAATATGATTGGTATGTTTTTAACTCACATTGGACTTTTGAAAAATTTAGATATTTTTTTCAAATACCAGAAGACAGATCAGTTGTTATTAAAAACGGTGCAAGTCATTTTCCTAAAAGAAAAATCTATAAAAAAGATGAACCAATAAAAATTATTCATCATTGTACGCCTTGGAGAGGTTTAAATGTTTTATTACTAGCAATGCAACTTATACAAAATAAAAATGTAACGTTAGATGTTTATAGTTCAAATGATATTTATGGTAGTGAATTCGCTAATAAGGCAAATAAAGATTTCGAAGATTTATTTAATCAAGCTAGAAAATTACCTAACGTAAACTATATTGGATATAAACCTCATGAATATATTTTAGAACATATGCATGATTATCATTTATTTGTTTATCCTTCTATTTTCGAAGAAACTTTTTGTGCATCTGCTTTAGAAGCCCTTGCTTCAGGATTGCATGTAATAACAACAAACTTTGGAGCTTTACCAGAAACATGTGCTGAGTGGCCAGTATATGTAAATTATAGTAAAGACTATGAATCACTTGGTGCAAGTTTTGCACAAGCTATTGATATAAGCTGTCAGTATTTACATACAGATACAATACAAAACCATTTAGATGAACAACAAAAGTATTACAAAAAATTTTATAGTTGGGATAAAAAGGCTATGGAATGGGAAAGTTTTTTAAAAGGAGCCTTACTTGAAAAAAGTACATCAACTGTGGCCTAAGCCTGTATTTGAAACAGAAATTGTTTGTGAAAAGGATTGGTTAAATTTTGTTTATGATTGTGATTATGAAAGAATGAAAATAGACAACGGTTCTTATTCTAAAGATAAATATATTTTAAATAAATTACCTGAGTTAAAAAATTTAATAATGGAACAAGTAAATTTTTTTGTTCACTATTGTCTTATGGTATCAAAAGTACAATTTTATTTTTTAAATTCTTGGATTGTAAAACATAATCCTGAAGATTGGGGTCAAGAACATATACACCCAAACAGTTTATTAAGTGGTGTTTATTACTTAGATGCTCCTAAAGATTCTGGCAATATTGTATTTGTAAAAGGGCATGACAATACCGAAATATTTCCGGTTGCTATAAGCCCAAATGTTACAGAATTTAATTATTTAAATTCAAAAGAAGTTTCTTTTTCTGTTTCTCAACATAAACTAATAATATTTCCATCAACTTTAGCTCATAGAATTGAACCAAATAAATCAAAACAAAATAGATATACACTAGCTTTTAATTTATTTTGTAAAGGAGAATTTGGTTCACATGAATCAAAATTAATACTATAAGGATAACATGAAAGACAACAAAACATTTATAAATGAAGACACTTATCAAACTCTTCAAGAAGTAAATATTGAAACACAATCAGATTATGAAAGAGCTAAAGAACCATTATGGAAAGAGGACAAGGATCAGTTTAAAAACATAGAAATTTTTGTTGCTACACCTGTACATAGTGAAGTATCAATACATTACACACAAGCTTTAATTGAATTTCAACAAGAATGTTTTAAGAAAAAATTAAAAGTATCTTTTCATTTAATAAAATCATCTCTAGTAACTCAAGGGAGAAACTTATCTGTAGCTGGTTTTTTAGAATCAAAAGCTACACATTTATTGTTTATTGACTCAGATATATATTTTCAAGGTAAATCTATATTTGCCATGTTAAAAGCTGATAAGCATATCATATCTGTGCCGTACCCACTAAAAACTTTAATGTGGGATAAAGCTTTCGCTAAAATGCAGGAGGGTAAAATAAAATCTGCTGATGATATTAGACGTGCTTTACATACCTACCCTATGAAATTACCTGACCCAAATAATATAAAAGTAAACAAAGGTGTAATAGAAGTTACTGACTCTCCGACAGGATGTATGTTAATAAAAAGAGAGGTCATAGAAAAAATGATAGAAAAATATCCAGAAAAAGAGATTGTTCAAAAGACTGTGATTAATGGAAAGTATGTCAATAAACCTAATATGTGGAACTTTTTTGATACCTTACATGATCCAAAAGAGAAAACTTACAATGGAGAAGATTTTGCATTCTGTAAACTTTGGAGAGATTTAGGCGGTAAATGTTATGCCTATATCAATGATGCGATAGTACACATTGGAGAACATCAATACCAAGGCAAGTTCCACGATGAGTTGATATCGGCTAAGTAAAATGGTATTATTTCATATTTAAGATCTTAAAAGGAGTTTTTATATATGCCACATCCACTAGCTATCGCTGCCGCATTATACGGTGGATATCGAGGATACCAAGGAGCAAGAGATGCAGGAGCATCAGGACTAGGAAGATTATTTGGTGCTGCTGCAGGAGCTTATGGAGGATATAACTTAGCAGGGATGGTTCCTGGTGTATCAGCTCCGTCACCAATGTCTTTGTTCGGTTCAAAAAATCCTGCAATTCTTTCAAGAACAATGTCAGCAGTTCCGGGAGGTGGTGATCCAAGTATGTTTGCACCGGTTACTCAAAATAAAGGTATAGGTAAAATTTTAGATATTTTAAGAAAAGAGGGAGATCCAAGTGCAGGATATAGTCCTGCAAGAGTGTCAGCGGCAATAGCTGGAGCAACATATTTAGGTGGTGCATTTGACAATCAGCCAACAGATATTTTTATGCCAGGTTATAATATGAGTTATCTAGATTTGAAAGAACAAAGACCTGGATATACATATATTGATCCAACAACAGGTAATGAAGTTGCATATCAAAAAATGTATTCTCCTGAAGAGGCAGGTAGAGGAGATAGAAGAATAGGTCCATATTCAATGGTTCAACAAAGACTGAAAGCAGGTGGACTAGCAGAAGTAAAAAAATTTAACGAAGGTGGTGTAAACTATCTTCCATCAAAAATGACCCACGATGAAAACGATTCTAATAATTATGTTAGAGCAACAGGATATGTTGAAGATGGAGCAGGAGTAGGTGATAAAGACGAGGATACAATGTTAGCTCAATTGGCAGACGGAGAGTTTGTAACAAGAGCAGATGGAGTATTAGGTGCTGGAATCATAGCAGGTGCTAATCCAAATAGCATGAAAGACATGAGAGAAAAAGGTGCCCAATATTTCTATGAACAACAAAGAAGATACAAAAGAGTATTTGATTTATTAAAGGATAGAAATGGCAACAGCGAACAAAAAATCAATTAAGCCTTTAGTAAGTATTATACCACTTGAGCCAAAAGATATAGATACTTTTTGGCCACTAGCTGAGTTCATGGTAGCTGAAGCATTAAAGTTTTCAGGAAATTATGCAGATGCAAAATGGATACAAGAAGAATTAAAAAAAGACATGATGCAATGTTGGATTATGTTTGGCTCTGATGAAGCAGAAGAGAATAAAGTATTTGGTATTTGTGTTGGAAGAATAGGTGTAATGCCAAACTTCAATCAATATGAAATTGTTATTTGTACAGGGAAAAGAAGAGAGTTATGGGAAGACAATCTTATAAAAGCTGTAACAGATTTTGCGTTAGTTAATAAATGTAAAAGATTAAACATAATGGCCAGACCAGGTTGGGAAAAAGTTTCTAAAAAATGGGGCTGGAAAAAGAAACATGTACAATTAGAAAAGTGGATAGGATAATATTATGAGTTTTTTTGGAGGCGGAAGATCACAACAGGCAGCAACACCTACATCGCAAACACAATTTGTAAGAGAAGCTCCTGGTATAGAAGAAAGAAAAATAGAATTAATGGACATTGCGCGTCAGGTAGCGCAACAACCAATTAATCTTCCAGATTATCAAGTTGCAGGTCTAGGTGCTTTAGAGCAACAAGGAATGACAGCTGCAGGTCAAACTGGCGTTGGTGCAGGAACTGTTCAAGCTGGTATTAATCAAGTAACGGGAGCTGCTGCTCCTATTGGTGCTGCACAAATTTCACAATATTTAAATCCTTATCAACAATACGTTACAGGAGAAATTGGAAGACAGTCTCAAATGATGCAAAATCAATTAGCCCAACAAGCTATACAATCAGGTGCGTTTGGTGGGGGAAGAGAAGGTGTTCAACAAGCAGAGCTTCAAGGTAGAACTTTAGAGGCGATGGGTAGAGCGCAACAACAAGGTTTCAATACTGCATTAGGTGCAGCTCAAAGACAACAAGCAGTTGGATTACAAGCAGGTCAACAATTAGGTCAATTAGGTTTAGGCCAACAACAAATGGCTCAAGCAGACATCAATCAATTGTTTGCTGCGGGTGGTGTACAAAGACAACTTGCTCAACAAGCATTAGATGCGCAGAGACAATCAACATTACAACAACAATACGAACCATATCAAAGAGCTGAGTTCTTAGCTAACTTATACGCTGCGGGTCCTAAGACTCAATCAGGAGTTACAATGGGAACAGCACCATCAACTAGTCCACTTGCTCAAGCAGTAGGAACAGGTATTGGTGCATTTACTGCTTACCAAGGATTAAACAAACCAGCTGGAACATATTAGGAGGTCTAGTGTCTTTAAACAAAGTATTAAATAGACCGATGTTTAGAAGAGAGGCTTTGAGAAAAGGTCATCTGAAAACTATCAATGCACAAACAGGTATCATGGTTGGGCAACCAACCACCGGAGCACCAGTTCCAGCTTTAAGAAAACCACCAACATTTATGGAAAGAATGTCTGTAAGCACCCCTGCAAGATTTTTAGCTTCAGGTATTAGTATACCTTCAATAGGTGGTTATTATGCTGGAGATAAAGTTGCACAAGGTCTAGGTATTGAAGATCCATTAGGAAGAACTGCTTTTGGATTAGGAGGTTCTTATCTTGCAACTAAAGCATTACCTGGACTAGCAAGCTTGCCTGCTGCTACTTCTGCAGCTTTGATGGCAGGACCAGCGTATCTTATGTATGCAGGTAACAAAGAAAGAAAAAGAATTGCAAAAATGAATCCAGCTGAAAGAGCAGCTCATAGACAAAAATCTATGCAATTTGGAACAGAAGGTTACTTAACTGATAATATGTTTCAACAACAGTTTGGTGGATTTAAACCAAAACCTATTGAGCAAAAGGTTGCAGAAGACAGAGTAATAATAAAAGGACAACCTGGATCAGGAAGAGTTGGATTTGGTAAAAAGAAAACAGAAGAACAATTAAAACAAGAGGGAGATCAACTATTAAGTGACAATGTAGTTACTTCTGATAATGTAGCTAATCTTGATACAGTTCAGGAAAACTCAATAAACATGAGACCTGATGTATTAGCATCAAAAGATCCACAGCCATCTTTACCTGATGCAAAAGTAACAACAGAGGAAGATAAAAATCAAAAAGAAGAAGATAATAAGCAAACACAAAATGAGATAAATGTTGGTGGTATTTCAAATGATGCAGATTTTAATAAAACTATTGCATTGGCTAAAAAATATTATGATGAAGTTTATGAAGGAAGAGGATCACAGGCAAACTTAGTATTTTTAGCTAACTTAGCATCTGGATTGCTTACAGGAACTACAAGAAAATCTGGTATAGGTGGTGCAATGGAAGTATTGGGACAAGCATTAGGACCAGCAGTTAACAATTTTGCAACTATAAAACTTAAAGAAGGTGAGCTTAGACAAAACGCTAGAGAAGCATCACTTAATGCTGCATTAGACCATATGAAATTTGTCAATGATAATGTTAAAGCAGAAAGACCTGATCAAACTGGTGGTATTGTACAAATAAGGGGAGCTGATGGAAGATTAAGAAACTTCAAAGCATACCAAATGAAAGACGGCACAATTACAATGGCTGCTGGTATTGTAGATGGAAGAGAATCTTTTGTTCCTATTTCACAAGGTGCACCTATTAAGGATAGCGGACCTGATGGTATTCCAGGTAATGAAGATGATAGAGTTATTGGTAATTTTGAAAACTTTTTAGAACAAAAAAATGTTGATAAAAGATTATTCGACATACAAGATATTCTTGGTAATAGATACAATGCATTATCCGTAACAAGAGATGTATTAAAAACTCTTAACCAATTAGATGAATCAGGAGATCCTGTAAAAGCCGGTGCTGCTTTGTCTGTTGATCAATTTACTAGAAGATTAATGGGAGTTTCTAAAGAATTATTTGGATTTGAAGTAAGCGGATTATCTTTAGATCAGTTAGAACAAAAAGTTGCTGAATTACAAGCGGATGAATATGCTGCTATTGATAGATCTGATTTGAGTGATGCTGCAAAAGAAGAAGCTAAGAAAAAATTAGATAGTAAAAATTTAATTAAACAGGCTAAAGATAAATTAAAATCAAGAGGTTTGTTATCTGGTTTATCTAGAGAAGAACAAGAAAAATTAGCAGTGCAAGAAACTACTTTGGTTTATGCTCTAGCTAATACATTTAAAGATCAAGATAGATTAACACAAAGAGATATTGATGCTGCAAGAAATATTGTTAACATATTCTCTCTGACAAGATCTTCTAAAGATGTTAAGGCATCTATTGAAGCTATTGGAAGACAACTTGAGGCAGACATTAGAAGACAAGAATCTTTATATACAACTGCAGGAGGTCTTGAAACAACATTACAAGATTTAAGAAGACTTAAAAACTTTGAAGTATTTGAAGGAACTGTATCTCAACAGCTTACTTCTGACTTAGGAGTTGAAGATATTAAAAAAGAATTAGAAAAAATGGAGTTGTAATGGCAACACTTAAAGAAATTCAAGATGCTATCGATAATAAAACTTTTGATCCTAGTAAATACGACAGAAGAACAAGACAAATTATAGATGCTGCAATAGATAAAGGATTACTTACAGGTCCTAAGACAGGTGATCTTATGAAACAAAGATTAGGTGCTGCTAAAGATGTAGCTACTATTGAAGAAGCAATTAAAAATCCCATTGGTGTTCAATTACAACAAGAAGGTAGTTCACTGGATGGTAGATCAGAAGCAGTCCTTGCAGGAGATCTCATAGGTTCGATCTATCCTTACGTTGCAATGAGAAAAAAAATATTTAGTGCTGTTAAATCAAAAGTACCAGGCAATAAGGATACAGGTTTATTTGCTAGATCTAAAATGTTCAATAACTTTGCAGATAGATTAACAGCAAGATTACCTGGTAGATTTAAACTATTAGGTGGTGCTATGAAGCTTTTGGCTAAAGTAGCTGATCCAACTGTAGGTAGGGTATTAAAAAGCCCTCTAGGACAGGCAGAGATCGCTTCTGTGCTTGGTGGAACTGCAGGTGCAGGGGTTGGGTCCATAGGATACGATATTCTTAATGAGACGGCTGGAACAGCCGTTTTAGATGCAATCGCATCAGACATGGAAAACATGGATAAAAAAGAAGTAGATACAGATATGCTAGCGAATGCAGCGGATTCTATGTTTACAGCTTTGATGTGGAACGCTGGAGCCGCAACATTAACACCAGTGATTACAAAAGGTTTAGGGAAGGTAGGACGATTAGCTATTGGTGCAAAATCAAAAGATGCAAAAGAATTAGTCAACATAGCAAGAGATAAAGGTTTACCACTTCCAATGGTTATGACAGCTCAAGAAGGAACTGGATTACTTGGTGGTTTTGCAAACAAGTTTTTCAAAGTCCTTGGTATTATGCCATTCATCAATGGTATTGGAAGAGAAGCTTTACAAGGTGCCGAACAAAAAGCAGGGAGAGAATATTTAAATAATTCTGTTCTTAATTATGGACCACTTATTAAAACAGGAATGTTATCTGCAACTATTTGGAAACAAGCAGACGAAGCGTTTAAACAAAACTCTAACTTAATTAATACAAGTTACAAAGCATTTGATATGTTAGCTGATACGATTGGCAATCCAAAAGTTATTCCAACTAATCACGTAAAAAAAATGGCTAAAGATTATGTTGATGAAATAGCTTTACAATATCCAGGTATAAGATCATACGCACAAGATGCTTTAGGTAATATAGACATGAAAGAAATTGCAAAGTTACAAGGAACAGGAGATCCTCTAGCTTTGTTCTTTAGATACATGAATTCAATCGATGATTTTGTAACTCCAAAAGAATATAAAGGTATGATTACAACTTTAAATAGAGCAATTGAAGGAACTACATATCAAAACATAAGACCTACGCTGTGGTCTATCAGGGAAGCTTTAGAAAATGATTTAAATAGTTTTGGTGCAAATATTACGAAAGAAACATTTTTAAAAGATGAAACTGTAAAAGCATCTTACGATGCGCTTGCAAAAACAAACAAAGCTTTAGCTGATTCAAATATAGATACAATGATAAGTAAATCAGAACAACTTAAAGATAAATTATATGGAGCTAATGATACGTTCTCTACATTAATGAATTTTTACCAAAGAGCTAATGCAACAAAAATATTTAGAGATTACAATGCAACTACATTTACCAACAAAGCACTGGCAGGTATTGGTGGTATGGAAAAAAGAAAAGCACAGAGATTTTTTAACGATCTTGCTAATGATGTATTTACAAGAGGTGACTCAACTGCAATCAAACAATTTAGACAATTACTAGGTGCTGATAAAATTGTTTCTAAAAAAACTGGTCAAGCAATTGGTATAACTAAAGGTGGTGGAGAGGCGTTGTTTAACGCTGCAAAAGCAAGATGGATGTTTAATTCGTTCTATAGAGGTTTTGATTCTGCTGCATCTCCTGCAGGTAGAACAATGATTGATGAGATCATGAATGATGCAACTGTAAAAACAGGTATCAATGGAACTGTTGATGTTATGGAAGCAATGGTTAATAAGGGAGATGTATTAGATCCTGTATTAGATTTTAGCGTTGATAAAGTAAGATTAGGTAATGGTGTATTTGATGCAACTAAAATTAAATTTAGTCCAAAAGATACATCTGGTTTTAACATAAATAAATTTTTAAGAGAACTTGGTATTGCAGATCCTACAGATGATGTAGCTAAAGAAAAATTAATTACAATTTTAGGTGGTAGATCACAATCAAAAGAATTTGAGAAATTTTTAACTTACATGAAAGCTGTGTCAGATACACCTATTGCTGATACATCAACGTTCATGCAAAGAAGATTACAACTTGGTGGATTAAATTCATTTACAGGTGCTGTAGTTCTTGGAGGTTCCGCTGCTGTAAACCCATTAGCACCTGCGTTATTTATCTTATTAGGAAGACGTGCGGGTCAAATACTTACAGATCCAATAGCTATGAGAGCTTTCAACGATGCTTTAAATCCTGAAGAGCAAATAGCTTTACTTACAGGTAAGAAAGTTGGGGATGGCGTACCAGGTGTTCTTGGTATAGGTAGAAGATATTTTAAAGGTAGAGATATTCAAACAGCTGCAAACGTTTTACAGTCTCCAGGAGTTGTTGGAAGACTTGGTTTAACACAGAAAAGAGAAGCTTTTGCAAGATTGTTAAATTACTTAAATGAAAATGATGTAGATGTGCCTAAAATAGATGCGAAAGATATTACACCTGAACAAATTACAGAAAGAATGCAACAGTTAGATGCATCTGTGCCTGCAC